GCACATACTCTTTACCGTCATTCGATCATCGGCTTCGCGCACATTATCTATGCGCCAATCAAAGTTGCGCCAATTGATTGAATACAGATTTTGGTTATCTATCATCTCTTTTGTGTTTGGCGTATAGTTCAACGTAAAGTCAACAATATCGGAATAGACGCGATACTTTTCGCTGATCTTCACATGGTTAGCAACCGAATGCACACGCGCACGGGTTTGAAACCATTGGGCAATAGTCGTGCTTTGCTCACCAAAGGTACTTACACCAAAGGTGAGCCGATTTACCGTAATGTTTTCAAACCGTGCAATTGCCATTTACATCACCAATGGTTTGTAATTTCTCAATAAGGTAGCCACGCCAAATGGGATTTCTTTGATGTTGCTATCCACGGTGTTGCTACGGTTGTTGTACAAATGAGTAAGCAGCAACAAACCAGCTTGCTTAATCACCGGATAAGCCGAAATCGGGTTAGCCACGGTGGAATACTCAATCACGATTGGGGCCGTCATCACCGAATTGATTGATGTCGGTAAGCTGTTCACAATCACTTTGTTGCCGGAGGCATCGTAGTAATAATTGGAACTTGCAATCGTCACCAAAGCGGGAGGAAAGTTGTCATTCCAATAAGCCAGCGAATTAACCGTAATTCCAGCTTGTCCACTATTGATATTTTGGCTTACCTCGGGCAAGTCAAAGCAAACAGGTGAAGAAACTAGGCTTTCAATGCCGTACCAAACTCTGTACGTCAAGCTAAAAATGGACAATCCTAAATAGTCCTCAATTGCTTGACGGGTAGCCAATTCCAAATCAGCAAGATAAGTATCTTGACTTTCATCTCCAAACAAATTTAATTGTTGGGTAATTTGATCTAGCGTCAACCATGCCGTTTGATTGTCTCGGTTGATTTGCTCAACTTTGACGTAATTAAACGGGTTGCGGGTGACTGCCCCGTAAGGCACTCCAGCCATGACGGTATCTGCTGGCATATTAAACGCCCACTAAACGAATACCAGCAAATGGATCACGAACGGTACTAGCAAGACGTTTTTCCGCATACAAGTTTATGAAACCAGGCGTTGTTTGATCGAATGCTTGCACCGTCATTTCTTCAATGTCAGCAATCGTTACAAAGTTGGGCCAGTTAGCCAAATAGATGCTGATGTTTCCAGCGCCCACTAGTTGCATATAGGGATTGGGGATCACAGGAAAACCAAAAATATAAACAACAGAACCCCCATCAGAATCACCAACCTCGGCAAATTGTTTGATTGCAGTTCCACCTAAGTTGCGTAGATTGTGGATTGTCTGCGGGTGCATCATCCATGCAGTTCCAGGCAATGTCCAGTATTGTGCAGGGAACAACCGAGCCATATCGGTAATGTCGCTGTACGAAATAGCCGCTGCCGCTTGGCTTACGGTTGCAATGCTGTGGATACCATTGGTGATTGCAGTGCCGCTAGAGCCGTATGCTGACGCGCTGGCGGTAGTGTACATATTCAGTCCACGCAAACCGCTTGTAGCGCCGTATGCGGTGGTTGTAGAGCCAGCCTGATCGTTATTCAGAATCATGGATGCGGCTTCAACAGCACCGAACTCTTGCATCAAATCTTGAACAAGGGTTTCATCCAAATAATTTACATCTGTAAGCACCGCAGTACGAATAGGCAGTTGAGCCGTAATTACGCGAGTGGGCAATTGCCAAATAGATGTGTCTGTTGCGGGCGTTCCGCTATCAGCGGTAAACGTGTATCCCCATGGGTTTGTTTGGTTTGTGCTGTTACCAACTTTGGCAACAAACTGCACAGAACTTTGTCCAGCACGAACAACTTGTCGCGCCGCTTGCCGAATTGGGTTTGCAAAACGCAAAGCTGCGAATGCGTCATCAAATAAAGTGCGTCCACCCTTGGTATCACCAGAACCCGTAAGGCTTGATGCTTCTTTCAAGTCAATGGTTACTTTGCCACCCTCATTGATAGTTTGCTTGATGCCAGTAAGGATTTTTTTGGTAATAGTCATGGTGGTACTTTCGGATTGAGAAAAAGGCGAGGGCCGTAGCCCCCACCAAGGCAACTATTAGGTTGCAGTTCCGGTAGAACGATAGCGCACACCAGCGTTCGGATCGCGAACCGATGTAGCCAAACGCTTCTCGCCAAAGAACGTGATGTAGCCTGGCAACGTTTGATCGTAGCGGCGCATAACCATGTTCAGACGATCCACGATTGTGTGGAAGCGGCTCCAATCAGCAAAGTACATTGGGTACAAGCTGTTAGTACCGGCAGAACCAGTAGTAGTCTGGCTAGGAGTGTCCAAATACTTGTTCATCACCACATCAAAGCCCAACATCTGGCCAATGATACCGTCTGGATTCAGAGATTCAACAGAGTTGAAAATCGGACGGCCATTGGTATCTTGCAAGCCACGAATTGCCTGTGCCAGCACGGGATTAACCATAAACTTGGCATTGGTAGTCCAGTATTGTTGTGGCAACGCATAGATCAAGTTAATAACGTCTTTATAAGTGATGGCATTTGCACCAACCGTATTAACGTTAGAAGTCAATTGATCGTAGGTAGCCAGGCTATGCAAACCGCTAGTAGAACCAGTGCCGCTAGAACCAAAGGCAGCAGTAGAAGTTGTACCGCCAGTGTAGGTGCTATTAGAACCAGCATATTGATCGATACCACGCAAACCATTAGAACCACCATAGGGCAACGATGTTGCGCCTTGATCGTTATTTTGGATCATGGATAGGGCTTCAGACTGAGCGAACTCGGCCAGCATATCGTCAACCACATTGGCTTCCAAGCCGTCAATGTCATCCAGAGCCGCAGTACGGATCGGGAACTGGACATTCAAGTCTTGCAGAACCAATTGCCAAATGGTGGTGTCTTCAGTAGTGGCTGTGCCATTGTTCTGAATACCATAGCCCCAGGCAGCGCCAGCGTTGCCCGTTTTTACGCGAAACTGATAGCTGGAACCATCGGTAGCAACAGTACGCGACAGGCCACGCATGGGGTTAGCCAAACGCAGAGCAACAAATGTGGGATCATAAGCAGTACGGCCACCTTTGCCATCGCCGCCGCCTGTCAGGGCTGATGCCTCTTTCAAGTAAGCATCGTATTGGCTTTCGTCAGCAAACATCTTCAGTTCTTTTTCGACACGGTTGTTCGTTTTGTAGAACTGTGTCAGTTGCTCACGCACATGACGGTTTACATCACCACGCACGGTTTTGGCCGGTGCTTGGATAATTGCGGGGGCTTGCACAGAGGCAACTTTTGCTTCCAAAGCAGCGATCTGCTCTTGCATTTCAACCTTGACGGCTTCAACAGCAGCGATAGATTTTGCTTCGGTGGCGCTGATCTTTTCGGCTTGAGCCGCTTCGATTGCGTCCAGTTTTTCAATGATTTCTTTAGACATAATTAACCTTTCAGTCGTTTATTGAGAGTTTTAAGAAGTTCGCGTTGCTCAAGAGCCGCGAGAATTTCCGCTTTGGTTGCCTCCGCATCAGAATCACTCAGAATTGGTGCAGTTTCAACAGGCACTACAACAGCATCGCGCTGCTCAAGCACCTTTTTGAAAGTAGATGCAGCGGCAACCGCATCACTCTTGGATAGTCCAGCATCACGCAGGGCTTGTTCCAAAATCTTTAAATCGGCAGAGCCATCGAGCCGGAAAAATTCCAGCTTGTTGACATTTGCCTCGGGGTTGTTGGGATACATCACGATAGATACCTCACGCAATCCACCTTTGGTGATTTGGAAATATGCTTCATCGGATTGATCGGGTTCGCCATCGGCATTAACCATTTGATAATCTTCGGCATAAGCGCCAACAGAAACACCGCCAAACATTTGCGGAGATTCCTGCATTACGGTGTAAATATCTTTTCCGGCGGTAGTATTCATGTAAATACGTCCTTGCGCCGTCATGCCGGAATCATCCATTTCAAAGGATGTCCATTCGCCAATCGGCATTGCGTCCGATTGATGATTTAAAAACATGGGAAGGGGTTTGCCGCCTTTGGCAAAAGATTCAGCCCAATCCATAAAGCCTTCTGGCTGATAATTGAAACGCCGCCCGTCTGCGCCCTCGCGAGCGCCCCAGGTGGTTACAGTTGCTTCAATCTTGCCACTGTTGTTGCCCTGCTTTTCTACGATTAAGCGGGCTTCGCACAACATTTTTAGGTTTTGAGTCATTGATTACCTCATCGACTTTTGTTAAATCAATGTCGTATATTGTAGGTAATTCTAGCGCACTTACCCGCTTTTTCGGTTTATTATACTTTTTTTGTAGTGCAAGCAATTGGGACAAATCTATCATTTCTTGCCAATATTCATCTTTTTTGTTTGATTACCGCCGCCGCCGCCGGTATCTTGGGGGGAAGTTCCCGCAATAGGTTCCACTGGATTAGTATCTTTCAAATCGTCCGCGCCGTCAATTTGGGGCATTCCAAGGTACTCTCGGGCCTCATTTGGAGTCATTATGCCCGCGCCCACACCTGCGGTAGCAAAATTCATTTGATCCAGTGGAGCGCCTTTTAGGAAGTTGCAAGTATCAAACTCAATTGCCAGGTTTGGATAACCTTGGAATAAATGTTGCTTGAGTTTTTGCTGGACATTAACCAAAGTCGGGTACATGGTGGATTTGTAAAACTCATCCAACAGAGTTTGGGTGTTATTAAACTTACCCTCACCGCCTACCGATAGCATTTGATGCGGCACACCAAAAAGGGCGCAAATCCGCTTCATGGTTTGTTCTTTTAACTTGGATGCGTCCGCATCTTGCAGGGTAAGCATATTTAAAGGCGTATATTTCATGCCCTGATCTAGCAACATACCCTGTCCAGGCTTACTAGGATCGGATTGGCGGCTTCCCACCATGCTGCTCCATGCTTCCTTTAGACGAGCAGCAATTTCTTTGTATTTGGCATCAGCAATCACTTGTTCGGTGGTAAACATCCCGCTAGGTTTTGCGCCGTTTTGCATTACATAGTTGGCATACAAATCAATGTCCTGATCCAGCGATATTAATTCAGCGGCCAAAATGCCTTTATTGAAACCGGCAGAACCTTGCCAGTTCATGTCCTTGCAATGCATCACCTGGTGGGCGGCAAGCGGCTCATCCCGCGAAAAACCGTAGGACGGGGTAGATAGGCGGTAAGACGGGTAACGGGTAGGCGTAATGGTTACCGCAATAAGGGTGGAATCAAGCAGATACATCTCCAGCGGAGTTTCCATGCTGTTTTTTTGATCCTTGCGCCACCAGAGGGTAAATGCTTCACCCGAAAGTTCGTACCACATGAGCCATTGATACCAAAACTCATAGGTAGACTGAAAGTGGTTTGGCTGGGCAAGTAAATTGGCAACTTGCTTGGCCTTGGCTTTATCTCGCGCACCAACCAATTCAGATTTGATTGCATCGACATACGTTCCATCGTCCGCTTTGCTGACTACCTTAATGGGAAGCTGGGACAATGCCCGAGCTTTGAGCGCCAC